ACTTAATAAAAATAGAAACGATAAGTTTATTCTTGTTCTCAATCTACCTGAAGGATTGAAAGAGATAAATGATAATATATCTCGTAACAATAATAGAGTAAATGCGAATAGTTTAGAAATGAGTATATTTGGTACTCTAACACCTTCATTCGATATTCCTGAGGTTACATTACCTTATGGAGCTCAAAGCGTAAAAGTTAGCTCTCATGTAAGACAAGCTCCAGGTAGTTTTGATTTTAATTTTAAAATCGATAATGAGTATAAAAACTATTGGGTGATATATAAGTGGTTAGATTTTTTAAATGACGTGAAAACAGGTAACTTCAATAGTGACAATATAATTGACATAAAAGGCCATTCTTATTTAAATGCATATGCATCTAATATAACTGTTTTTGGTTTAGATGAATATGAGAATAGGAAGATACAATTTGATTATATTGGTGCATTTCCTACAAACTTGGCAGAGATTACCTGGAACTATAATGATAATAGTGAGATAACCTCTTCAAGCTCATTTAGTTTTACAAAAATGGAAGTTAAATTACTCTAATAATATTATCTTTATATTTACATTTAGGCATATTATATAATATACTATGTAGTTCATCAATAGTAATATTACCAGCTTTATATGATTCAAGCTCAATAGAACCTATCATTTGATTCGTTCTATTTTGAATACTTTTGATATACATAGTAGCTTCAAACATTTGATCGTTATCTCCTGTATCAAACCAAGCATGATTAGACCCTAGAATTGTCAGCCCTAACTCACCAGAATCCATATAATCTCTGTTTAGATCTGTAATTTCTAGTTCGTTTCTACCCGATGGTTTTAAATTTTTAGCTCTCTCCGGAGCAGTACAATCATAGAAATATAAACCAGTAACAGCAATATCGCTAGTAGGTTTGGTAGGTTTCTCTTCAATATCCAATACAACTAAATTATCAGTACATGTCACAACTCCGTAATCCTGTGGATTACTAACTTTATAGCCTACAATAGTAGAGCTTAGCTTAGATGTGCCTTTACATAAAGGCTCTCCAACACCTGTAAAAATATTATCTCCTAATATTAATACCACGTCTTCGTTTCCTATAAACTGCTCACCGATAATTAATGATTCTGCAATACCTCGAGGATCATTCTGGACCTTGTATGTAATATTGAGACCTAGATTAGATCCGTCTCCAAATATATCTAAAAAGGTTCCTACTTGATTAGATATAATAAGTATGTCCTTTACTCCTAGATTAATTAATGTAGATAACGGGTAATATATCGTTGGTTTGTCATATACAGGTAAAATCTGCTTAGATAATACCTTTGTATTCGGATACACTCTCGTACCAGAACCACCAGCTAGAATTATTCCTCTCATATATTTATATTATATCTTATTTCTCATACATTTCAACTAATAATAAATCCTAACTTTCTATTAAGGGACAATAAATAATTAAAGAAAGTTACAACTATGTCTAGACGAACTATACAATCTCCTGGAATTGAAATCAGAGAAATCGACTTGACACAGAGACCCGCGGCTCCCATTGGAACTAGTGTATTTATACCTGGTTTTTCAAATCAAGGGCCAACGGATGAAGTGTTAAATGTTGGTACATTTTCTGATTTTGAAGAAATTTACGGAAAACCCACTAACTCTGCTGAAAGATATTTCTATCACAGTGTCAAGCAGGTATTTAACAGTGATGCTAATGTTTATGTATCCAGATTACCTTACGGTGCTGGTGATGGATTATCAGATGCAAGCAATAAGTACACAGCATTAGTATATCCTGTTGTGTCTCCTAAAACTACAGAATTTACGTTTTCTGGAAGTGGCACTACTTTAACATTTACTGGTATATCTGATTTAGTACCTGATACCGGAATGCAAGTAGCAGTGGAGTTAATTACTAAAGATAGTAACGGGGATACTAATATTACAACAACCTCCCTGGGAGTTACTGCTGCATCTACAAGTACTGTATCTGGAGGTGAAATCGCAACAGCATTAAGCTCAGTATCTGCGCAAACAATCGTTAAAGCTATAGCTTATAGTTCAGATGGTATTAGTCTTAGTGGAGATGCCGCGACTTTATCAGCAGCTGATTATTATATCCTAGGTTCACCTACTTTAGTAGAACTAGATCAAGCTGCTTACAATCAAGCATTAGATGGTAACTTGACATGGTCAAATGATGCAGCTGCAGGTCAAACAAAAGATTTCTCATCAGCATCTGATCAATTGACTGGAACCGATGCTATTAAAGGAGCTGGTCTAATAGTACTTAATAAGGCTAAGACAACTGTTAATAATAACTTTGAAGGGTATTATGTGGGTATTATAGATGGCGCAAATATTAACCCTGCGACTAATTTTGATGGTGCAGTTAATCAGTATGTCGCTACCACAGCTGGAAGTAAGAAGCCAGCTGATTTTACTACAGTACCCACTTCAAGGTTGGATTATAGTTTGAGCGCAGCAAGTACTTCTAATGCAAATTCAGTTAGTAGAACATTAGAAGAAATACCTCAATTCAATATTAACGGAGCTGATTTCGTTGATACTATTTCATTAGGTGTCTTTAAAGCACGCGTTACCCCATTCTCTAATACAGATCTGAAGTTAAGTTATTTCCTTGCTGAAGGCTATACTGGTTCTCTTAACTCATTTAGAAAAGTTCAAAACGCGAATGGTGGAGAAAGAAAATCATTCTTTTTAGAAGAACAAGATGATGCATCTGCTAACGTTAAAGTTTTAGTTAATCCTTATATCAGTAAACACGATGGTGACTGGACATCCTCTAATTCTGAAGCTCCTAAGAAGTTTGTTAGAGTACATACTGAAAAAACATATGCTAACGAAACAGCTGAGATTATGGAAGATTTCAGAGATAGTGAATTAGGAGCAGCAACTAATTATACTAAAGAAACTGGTATAGTTGGTCTAGGTGCTTTCGCTGATGTCTCGAATGCATCTAAGAACTTAGGTAGTATTCCATCGAAGCTTGATAGAATATTCAATATTGCATCTAATGTAGATCAGTTTAATGTTGATGTTTCAATCGAAGCTGGTCTTGGTACTGTTTGGGTAAATCAGAGATATTCAAGCGATACAGTTGTGAAAACAGCTGGTGCTTTCGAAGATACTGCATTCTTAAACTTAGGTAGCCCTACTGCTAATACTGGTTTTTATACTCTTAATGAAAACATGACACCTGCTGGTGATGCTATTTCAATTAGAGATGATTACAGAACTATATTCAATAAGTTCGAGCAGTTCGCAAGAGAAACTCGTAAAGACCATGTATTCATTGCTGATGTATTACGTAATATTGTAGTACAAGGTGACAACGGTAAGATATTGGATGATAAGTCTAAAAACTTCAGTCAACATGTTTATTGGCCATTCCGCCATCAGTTTGGAGCAGCTAATAGTAACTTTGCTGTAGTTTATGGTAACTGGATTAAAACATATGATTCAATCTCTGATAAACAAATATGGGTTCCATTCTCTGGAAATGCAGCTGGAATATATGCAAGAAACGATGCTAACTTCGCTCCTTGGTATGCTCCTGCAGGTTATTCAAGAGGTATTGTTACTCAAGCAAATGATATTGCGATTAGTCCAACACAACGTCAAAGAGATCAATTATACAGAGTTGCAATTAATCCTGTAACTCAATTCCCTAATGAAGGTATTATTGTATTTGGTCAAAAGACATTACAACGTAAGCCTACAGCATTCGATCGAGTTAATGTTCGTAGATTGTTCTTGGATCTTGAGAAACGTACAAGAACAACTCTCAAGTCATTCATCTTCGAGCCGAATACATTCTTAACTCGTACAAAGGTTGTTAATACTTTAACACCTATATTTGAGAATTGTAAGCAAACTGAGGGTGTTTATGATTACTTGATTGTATGTGATGAAAGGAATAATACTTCCGCAAGAATTGAGAATAATGAATTGATAGTAGATATCTACTTGAAAC